TATTTATGACCGTCGCACCAATGTTTTAAAATATAAGCAAGATGTTTACCTGCTAAAACTTTAGTCTTGCCAAATCCATTACCAGGATGAAGAACATTCTCGCGATAAATAGAATTACGCAGAAAATCAAGCTGTCCATTGTGTGGTTTAGAATTTAAAACAAGATCATAGAATGGAACCCAGTTGTTTTCTTTCTGGATCTTAGCAAGACAAAAATTGATTATATTAAATATAGGTTGATTCATTATTATTTGTTATCATTTTTATGAATTTCTTTTAATGCAGTATATATATAAAAAAAGATATAAACTAAAACAATATATATACAAGAAAATACCAACATCAGAACAATACTCATTATATTTATATTAAGAAATAAAAGCGCTGCGCGCATTTTAGAATGTATATGTATGTATGTTGTAGATAGTAGCGTTAACGCTTCGCTTCGCTCGCTTATAACCCGCGTGGGAATATATAACCCCAGAAGATAAATCCAGATGAGGTCTCAAAATTGCTATGGTCGGGGATAAAAAATTGACCGCTTTTTTAATGGAAGAAATCTTTTAATAAAAGCTACTCTCAATTTTTTCTCCCCTCTGTTAAAACTGATTTGGCTCTAGGAAGTATTATGAAACTGCTATGTTTAAATGTTCGCCAATTTGTTAGGCGGCGCTACGTTTGCTCCAATTGCTTAGCGGTCTATTACGTAAAAAGAAAAAACTCTTAAATCCCTGCGGGGCTATGGAATTTTCCTTTTTACTTCATCGCACAATATAGTCGTTGTTGCGACACAAAAAAAATCTAAAGGTCTGATTTTTTGGTGTACGCAAAACGCGATATTGTGCGCCGCACGCAATCTACGCAAACTCCGCGCCTTATCTCTGCCTAATGTTTAAAGTTGTTAGGCTCCCGCCCCTTGCAGGGGCTACCCGCCTAACAACTTTAAACGTGGCTAATGGGGGCTCCGCCTCTAGCGGAACGCCCCCAAACCCCCGTAACCCACCCTGTCGTTTTGCCACCCTTAAATGGTTTTCGCTAACGCTCATCTCTCTAATCTCTTGGCAAAAACTCTGTGGCGTACTTCGTCCGCCTAGCAATCTCTTTATTCCCTGCGGGGCTCCCTGCGGGGCAAGGAATTATTTTTTAAAATTTAAATTCAACGCGATGCCTTGTGACATATCAACGCCATATTCGTTTTGGGCCTTTTGAAAAAGAACCATTAAATCCTTTTCGCTCCCGAGGTCGCCAGCTAAAATTTTATGACGGATATTAAAAAGCTTTTCAAGATCAGCGATATCTGGTTTATAAAGTCCGTCGTCCATTTTCTTTTGCATAAGCGAAAGCGCTTTATCAATCATAGAGACTATAACTTTAGTATGTCTTGCTAGTTCTGTTGACTCATCGAGGATCCCGTCTTTTAAAATTTGTGCGGAAGTAGTGGCGACAATGCTTCTGTAATTTTTAAAATGATTCGATAAAGTAGATTTAGAAATTGAATAATCGTATTTTTCTTGGAGATGATCAATGATAGTTTGAAAATCTGCGCCGACGTTTCTCATTTCGTGGATCTCTTCCAAATGATTAGAACTGCAAACTCTACAAGATTTTTGACAAATTTTTTCCGGGAGTTTGATTTTTTCAATTCGTGAATTTTTTTGATTTTCTTCCTCTTTTGAAATTTCATTTAACATTTTGGTAGTTTAGAAGTTAGTTTTTTATATGGTCGACCTTTAAAGTAGTATAGTAAAGAAAAGGCGGTCGACCTTTTCTTTTCTGCTTCTCTTTTCTTTTTTTTCGCTCCTGGCTCTATCATACACAATTAAAAAATCCTGTCAAGTTTTTTTAAAATGACAGGATTTTTTACAAATTACTTAAGACTTTTTTTGTGACGGCGTATCTGCAAAATTATGATTTTTAGGATCGTTAGACTCGTCAGTGAAACGATCAAACGCAAAAGCTAAGACTTCGGACAACTGCACAAAAGCATGACTGTCTTTGCCAGCTTCAGACAAAACATAACCACCGATAACCTCCTCAATAGAGATTGAAGTCATAAAATCACCTCCTTTCTATTTTTAAATTTAGATCAATTATAAATACTAATAAGTATCAAAATACTCTGCCTTATGTCGACAATCCGGATTGTCGACACAAACCCAGCATTGATTTCCATATCTAGTTTTAACTAAATGAATAGATCTATTATCAAAGCTTATTTTACCAATTTTCTGGACAAACTTTTCAAACCGCACTCGACCACAGATCGAGCATTTGTGTCGTCTATGGCCATTGTCTACTTTTTTCATTTTATTATTTTTAACCAATTAATTTTTTGATCAAGCTTTTTAAATTCCAAGACATCGAGGGGATCTCCATAAAAGGGCACTCATATCCCTCCCGATTAGAACGAAAAAGCTTGCATTTTTTATTGCAAACTTTTCCACTAAAAGGACACTCCCGATCGTTGGGATTTCCTAATTCCTCCTTATTATCGTTATTTTTTGCATTATTATGTATTTGATCAATTCGCTCCTTAAAATCAATTTTTTTCATTCTTATAGGTTTTTAAAAATTAAATCTCCTCTAGTCACTCAAATGAGAAACTGCGTTTGATACAGAAAAAATGCCAAACGCCCAGACTGTAACCTGCAAGAATTGATCAAACGTGATTAGTTTAACCAAGGCAAGCCACAGCGAACCAGTCACAACAAATATTGCAAAAATAAATTTGCGCCCGCCTACATCTTCAATACTCATATTTATAATTTTAATTTATTAGCTTTAGGAATCTTTAGAATTTGCCCGGGATAAATTTTGTTAGGATCCGAACCAATTATTTTTTCATTCTCTCTATAAAGCAACGGCCAGAAATCTCCGCCGACATAAAACCGACTAGCTATTTCAAAAAGCGTGTCGCCTTTCTCCACCTTGTATTCATCTGTCTTAATCAATTTATCTTTTTCAGGAATTCCAATATTAAGATATTTTTCAGCGTCCTTATATTCTCCATAGACTTTTAACCCAAAATGTAAGTGTGGCCCAGTGCTAAATCCTTTGTTACCAGATTTCCCGATTATTTCGCCAGCTTTGACTTTTTGACCCTTTTCAACATAAATAGCATTAAGATGTGCATGTAATGTTTCATAGACGCCACATAGAGACTGTATATAGACAGAGGGGCCATATCCGTCAAGTCTGTATTTTTCAACGCGTGACACCACGCCGTTGAAACTTGAGAGCATAGGAGTACCAACTGGCATACCCCAATCAGTGCCTTGATGTTTCAATCTGCGTTTATGATACCAAAAATAGACTCCGAAAGGTTGTGTCATTGCAAAATTACCTTTAAAAGGCATTTTTACTTCAATGATTTTAGTCATTTTTTTTGTTATTAGGATATAAAGCGCGCTTGATCCATTGAATGTCTGTCTTGATAGCGGATAATTCTTTTTGAAGATCTACACTCACATTATGACGAGCTTCGCCACGAACGAAAACAAAACTTATACAAGTGAAAAGAAAAGCAAAAATAGATAAAATTATAGGAAGTTCAGAAGACATCGTTGAATTTTAATAGCTTAAAAAATAATAGAAGAGGACAAACCAATTTAAGATTATTGAAATTAAAAGACAATAATATAATATAAATATTTTTTTCATATTACAAAGGATCTCCTAACTTATTGCTAGTGAATGAGGCACAAACACCAAGTGATTCAACAGTGTCAACTATTGTGTCTTGAACATCAGCGCTAAGTCTAGTTATACGAAATTGAAAGCAAGAATCTGTCGCGCTAGGTAAGTCAACGCCGGTTATTTCTGAGGTTATAAAACCGTTGCTTGTAGAACTAGCTGTTGAGACTTTAGTCAATGTTTCTTGCGCGGCTCCGTCGGTTGCTTCATTTGCAGATCTCCATAAATATTCGAGTTGCCATTTACAATCACCAGGGCTAACACCGTCGGCGCTCCATGCTATTTTGAATACAGGAGCAACAGACCTGTCCATTCTGTTTGGTATTCTCATAATTCCACTAATTGTCTCTTGGTTAGCAGCAACAGCTTGATCATCAAATTGCCATGCACCGTCAAGACCATGCGCAATATAAGTTGCTGGTTTTAATCCTGGGGCTTTTAAGCCTCCGGAGGGAACCCAAATCTCATTTTTAACCCTAGCAGTACCAGTCAATGTCAATTCTCCGTCTGTATCAAAAAAAGCGTAATTAGTGTTATCATCACCGATTTTTGCGTCTCCGACTACTTGGAGTTTTGCGTCGGGGGATGTTGTGTTGATTCCAAGATCTCCATAAACAACAGGATCATATTCTTTTAAAAAGGGATACTTATGAGAATTTGTTTGAAAGATTCCAAGTTGTCGAAGCCATGTATTTGATTGAGATAAACTTGTAATAGTATATCTAACACCTTTCAAGTGATAATCCCCAGGATAAGAAAGAGCAGAGCCAAAACTATTCGAAAACCAATACTCTTTTGAAGATAAATTTATAGATTCTTCGGACAAAGTGACCCAGGTCGAATCAGATTTTTTGATTTCGACCTTGATAGTAGCACTTACATTACCATGAGCCTGTAAAAAAGCTCTTTGAGCGTCAACGTTCGTGTCTTGAGTTAGAGTTCCTTCTAAGGTTACCACAATAGGCAAAGTTGTATTTCCGATTGTAGAGTAAGTGTCACCAGGCCTAAAAGAATTATACGCATTAATAATAGAACCCGAAGAAGTCAATGTCAAATATTCAACATCTGTGTAAAATAAACTATTCCCGATATAATCATTTAAGGGCGGTTTCTTCTCTAAAGTATAACCAGAATAAGCTTGACCAAAAAAGTAATTACCGCCAGCAACATAATTAGTACCCCACGTGCTGATTTTGCTAGAGCGAAAAGTCCCGTTAATATCTAAGGGAACAGCAGGGCTAGTTTTGCCAATCCCAACCCTATTATTAATATGATCAATGACGAGTGTATTACTATCAATATTTAAATCAGAAGTCAAAGCACCAGTCGTATTTGTTGTAAAGGCAGATTGTCCATTCCCGACAACAAGACCAGTCAAGGTGCTTGCGCCTGTACCGCCTTGTGGTACTGGCAAATTAGTGGCAGCTGCAGCCGTTAAAGTAAAAATTCCTAAAAGAGCAATAACAATTTTTTTAAAATTTCCTTTAATTTTTTCAAGCATAATTTTTTAAATTAGTAACTAAAAAAAGATCTTAAAACACTACCAGGAACAGGAGCATTTATAAAAGTTATAGTTAAACTAGACAAGTGATAATCTTCACCGCTACCAGTCATATACATACCATTTAAAAAAAGTTGCAAAGATCCAGAAATGGGAATATTGGACAGAGTAAAAACTTTGTTAGAACCGTCAATAGTACCGGCAGGAGTCTCACTATAAACAGGAGAAGTAGAATTTACAACAGATCTATTTATTTTGTTGAGCACATCAACAATTTCTTTTAACTGTTTTACAACATCCATAATCTTATTTATGAATTATAAATTTATCTAACAATTTGTAATAATCATCTTGCCATTGATCTAAAACTTTTCTGATTTCGTCAAGTTCGATGTCGGGATAAGTAGCGGGGTTCATTACCTTGTCAGTGACTATCTGTCTATAATATCTATAAGAAGCGCCAACATAAACAAGTTCGCCTAATTCATCGGGTACATCGATCTCTAAATCGTTCGAAAATATAAAAACGCGACTACCAGAAATAGAAGCAATTAAATTTGACCCGTCATCGTCAGAAGCAACAGACGACCAATCAAGATTGACATCCCATTTACCACTTTCAACCCAAGTGACCCCGCTGTCTTCTGATCTATAAAGACGACCCTTAAAAGCGCAAGCAACAAGTTTAGACCCGTCAGAATTAGAGGCAGCAGCAAACCAGTTTTTATTGTTATCGCCTGCAGGTCGGCGCTCCGTCCATGTAGCGCCACTGTCAGAAGAAGTATAAAGACGTTGTCCGTCAGTGCCAGCAATCAAATTAGAACCGTCAGAATCAGAAGCAAGAGCTAACCAGTTTTTATCGACATCGCCAGCAGGTCGGCGCTCTATCCAAGTAATACCACTGTCAGAAGATGTGTAAAGACGCGCACCATAAGCGCCAACTACTAAATTAGAACCGTCAATATTAGAAGCAAGAGCTTGCCAGTTCCCGTCATTATTACCGGCAGGCTGACGCTCTGTCCAAGTAACACCACTGTCAGAAGATGTATAAATACGGCCACCATAAACAACCGCAATCAAATTAGATCCGTCAGAGTCAGAAGCAACGACCTGCCAATTTTTGTTGACATTACCAGCAGGCTGTCTCTCTGTCCATGTGAGACCACTATCAGAAGAAGTATAAAGACGCCCACCATAAGCAGCGGCAATTAAATTAGATCCGTCAGAGTCAGAAGCAAAAGCACGCCAGGTTTTGTCAACATCGCCAGCAGGTCGGCGCTCTGTCCAACTATCCCCACCGTCAGAAGATGTATGAAGACGACCCGAAGTGCAACCAGCAATCAAATTAGATCCGTCAGAGTCAGAAGCAACAGTATACCAGGCCTCATCATCATCGCCGATAGGTTGAGTCTCGTTCCAATCCCCGCCACTATCAACATTATAGCTGGAAATATACCAAATTTTAATATTATCGCCGTCGCTATCCATTTCCGTAGTTAGCTGGATTTTATCATCATAAACAGACCACCTTTTTTTTTCGTTATCTTCGGCAACCTCTAAATTTTCAAAAGTAGATTCAGGAACCTCCTCGCCGTCAATTTCAAGACGCTCCACTCTTAAACAATTAGCAGGCAAATTAACATAAGACTGCCCCTTGACAGTCGTTTGTGTTGTATCAAGTTTATGTAAAGGAAAAACAAAAGACAAAAAATTGACCGCGTCTGTTATATGCTGGTCAACATTAGCAGTGACATCACTGATATAATCACGCACGATAGTTCTTACTTTTTCAAAATTCATAAATTTGAAATAACTATTTAACCCACTGACTCTAATTTTAAAGTCAGCGAATAAATAACTATATTATTTAAAATCCTTAGGCGGGATTTTTTTGATCGTCTTTATCCTTTTCTTTATTTCTCTGATTTTCTTCTTCTTGTTCCTTTTCATCAGCACATAAAATTTCAATTTCAGGATCTTCCATAAGAAATTTAGCCTCATTGGGATCTACCGAAGTGTAAATTTGACGATCAACTAAACGAATAACATTGCCTTTAATGTTACCGGTATAAATACCAGGGCTTTTTTTGCGTCTACAAAAAGAAATTGTTTCTTTTAACTTTGACATAAATTTATTATTAGAATGAATAAATAAGAGGAGGAGCGCGGTTTTAAGGCAAACCTATAAACCCAGGGGAACCGCAAACCTTTTAAAATATGGTTTTTTGCATAAATGGGATCTACCAAAAAACCCAGTTGATCTATGTTATACCGTAAGCCCTAGTTGCGCCACCGTTTGAAACTCGTTCAGTATATTCTCCAAGAACTTGCGTTTTAGTTTTCTTGCCGGACGATTCAATCAGATAAGAAGCGAAAGTGCCGTCTTCATGCTTTCCGCCCTCTAACGGGCCATAAGCAACACGATTATAATCTATGATTAAGAACTCTCCGGCCCTCATATCTCTGTCAACGTGCAATTCTATATTATAACCCATAGCAGCGATGACATTTATTGATTGGCCCCCTTTGACTTCCGATGATTTAGTCCTGACAGTGGTATTGAATAATTGTTCAATCTTTGCAATAACGGCAGCGTTGGCGTGGATAGCGTGAGGGAATAATCCAGAATCAATGTGAGAAACTAAAGCTGTATAAAATTTAGCAATAGTCAATGCACCTCCAACATTGGAAGTAGTAGAAAGAAACTCACGAATTCCGCCCATAGTGGCAACTGTTCCAGTTTTATCTCTGAGGCCTTCAACCAAAGCAGAATTTAACGCTTTCAATAATTCTTTCAATTTTTTAACAACAGAATTATCATGAACATCGCCGGCAACAGTTTTAGATCTTCTAATTGTTCCAGACACACCGGCAACATCTTCAAAAGTTTGACAAAGATTATATTTTGCAGTCGGCGCTTGAAAATTGCTATCCATGACATCAGAGTTTTCATCTTGAGCATTACCGATATATTTCATATTGAAAGCGGCAGTTCCTTGAGTAGCGCCAGCCGAAGCACCATGACCACGAGCCGAAACAACAACAGTATTAGCACCAACATTGATAGAAGCGATCCTAACAACTTCCGCAAGATTTCCAAGAAGAAACATATCTCCAACACGGAGCAAAGCGGTATAAGCTGCGTTTATCGGCAAAGCCGCAGTCGTCGCAACATTATCCCAGAGAGTACCGCCAGGGGATGTACCTGAAACAAAAGTCATCGGTCGCGCCTCATCGTCAAACCATTCATGTTTTTGATCCATTACACCAACCCCGAAATTAGAAGAAATAGACGGTAACCGATTTATAAAAGAACACATTTTCATATCGTCAGAGTTCAACATCAGAACATCAACGACATCAGAGAGATCCTCTCTTTCACGGATCCCGGTAGTTAATAATTTACTCATATTTTTAAAAGCTTATTTTTTAAAACTAAGCTTTTCGCGCATTAAGTGCATTACCTTGATAGCGCCTTGATCACCTCTCAACGATTTGTCTTTCTTGACCTCTTCAATCTCTTTGTCAATATCATCTTCATTTTCATATCTTGGCTTAATGAAAAATTTTGAATCTCCGTAAATTTCCTTATTTTTCACACGCTGTTTTTCAACAATTTTTTCAACTTGCTCGTCAGTTTTCCCAACAAGCAATTCCGGCATTATATCGGGATATTTTTTTTCAAGAGAATCTTTGCGTTTGTCATCATTGAAAGTTTTTAGCGTGTCAGACATGGTCTTCATATCCATTCGCATTTTTTCAATCTCAAGTTCAGATTCAGATTTTTTTTCATCAGCCTTTTTTTTCTTTTCAATTTCGTCGGCTTCTTTCGCTTTTTTAAATTCGTCTATATCAGCAAGCGCTTTTTTAAATAAAACATCTTTTTCGCTCAAAGCTTTTTGAAGATTTTTTATATCTTCGGGTTTTGGGTTATCTAGATCAATTTCCGGAGGATCACCGCTTGGGTCGTCCGGGTTGTCTGAGCCCTCTTTTGATTTTAGCATAAATTATATTAAATTAATTATTTAGTTAAATCTACTTTCTTATCGTTATTTTCAACTTTCGGGTTTAAATAAGAAAATTTTTCATCTTCTGCAATAATTTTTTCAATAACCTCATCAGGATCTTCGACCGCTCTTAATTCTGTGATAGCGTCTTTTCTAGAAATTAATTTTTTGTCAAGCATAAGACAATATTCTTCTGTCTTTAATTTACTATCAAACGCCAACGCTGGATTATAGACAGGATCTGTGTCGTAATCACCGACACCAAATTTATAAGTTAGAATCATCTCATTTATATTTCTAAATGTTTTATCCCAGAATACCCTCATAAATCCAATTAAGTCCATCATTTCAGAAAATTGAAAAGACAAAGACACACCAGAAATGGCAGCCTTAATCGCACCGCCTGTGTCAACAAGTCCAGTTTTGCGACGCATACGCTTGTCAATAAAATCAAGATATTCAAGTACAATAGCGGATTCGCTAATTTCTTCAAAACGAACATCATCGTCTTTCCCCAAATAAGATATTTTTTTACGACCTCGTTTATAATCGTTCTTTTTTGCTTTATCAGAGAAGACATTGACATGCGGTATAGTATTGTCATCAACTCTTTTAGAAAAGTTAGAAACTTGCTTGTTGACTTCAACATCTAAATCAATCAACTGTAAAATTTTACTTCTACCCTCTTTAGTATGAGGCTTAGGAGAACAAGGAGTCCACAGAACAGGGACAAAACCAAATTTATTTTCATCAAATTTTAAATCGTAAGAACCGTCAGAATTCACCAAGATATTAACTACTACATTTTTATCATAATAAATGATTTCTTCGCTCCCGTCAGTGTATTTTTCTTTATGAGCAAATCTCATAAGCTCGTCACCGTGCCACAATAGAGAACAGTTGATAGGATTGAGTGAAATAAGTTTAGCCCTTCCGGTAGCAGGATCTTGCGGACAGAATATACAAGAAGCGCCACCGACCAAAAAATTGACTCCTTGCTCAATTAAAATAGAGGGTAATTCAGAACTACGATAAACACTTAAAATTTCAGGTAATAGAGTACCGGTCTCATCTTTATAAACTTTAGCCCCGACTTCCAAAACTCCAGTTTTTTGGTTGCGCGGGAAAAGTCTAGCAAGATAACGATCAGCATAATCAGAAGAAAAATTTAAAATTAGAGATTCTAAACCGTCAGATTCTCTTTCGGACTCTTCAGAAGACGTCCATTGCTTACCGTCAAGAACAAAAGCAAAGAGATTCTTAAAAGAAGTCTTTCTTGATTCGGTCACTTTGAATTTATCAGAGATGAAATCATCAACCTGCGCCTTTACTTCACTTTTGTTTATCTGTTTTGACATAATTATTATTTAGGTAAATTTAAAAATCTTTTAAGAGTCCAAACCCAAATTTTTTTGGGGTACCAACGTGGACGATCTCTTATTAAATACATCAAATTTTCTCGCATTTCGTTTTTAATTTTTTGCCCCATTTTCCGATTTTCATTTCGGAGGAATCGGGGTGTTAAAATTTTAGTCATTGTTTTTTAAATGATTATTAATAGATTTCAAATCCAAATTACTTTTAAGCAAAAGAACGATTATTTCTTCGTTAAATTTTTCGCTATTTGACTTTTTGTTTTCTTTTTTTCCAGAATCTTTATATGTTTCAAAAAAAAGAATTTTTGTCGTTAATGCTAATTTGTTCCAGCTATCTTCCAATGAGTCAATATCTACTTCAGGTACATATCGCAATAATATATGTTGCTCTTCAGTGTCCAAGTGAAAAAAAATTTTATCAATCGCACTTTCTAACTCAAATAATAACAACTTAGATGTCGCTGTTTTATATTCTTCAGATTCTATTCTCATTGTTTTAGATTTAATTTATAAAAACATTCTCCCCACTAAACTAACTCATTTATAGGATTAAGTCTAGCTAAAATCTCCCGCTTTAATATCCAAAGTCTTTTCTCCCGTGCAACATCTTCCCTAGTTTTGGTTATAGCAAAACTAATTTTAGCAATTTCAACAACAACCGAATTTAATTTTTTTTGTAATTCTTTTTTTGTTAATTTTTCTAATTTGTTCATTACTTTAGATTTAAATTGATTATATGCTCCTTGTCGCCGTCATAGATAACAACGGCAGAAACAACCTCCCCGAAGGATCTAACAAACTTAATTTGTTTGTTGATCATATTCTTCACTGCCACCCGCTGGGCTTCCTTGCTTAATCTTTGATTTAATATATACTCGGGCTTTTTAATTCGTATTATCATAAAAATCTTTTCACCCTTGCTCTTCTAAATTTCTTTTGTGTCTTTTTTTCTAGGCAATAAATACAAAATCTCCTTTTCGTTTTACCGGCCTTTATATCCTTTCCACAAATAACACATTTTAAAGTCTTCATACTAAACACCTCCTTTCATTTTTAAATTATTTACTTTCCTAGAGCCTTTTGATAAATCAAAACGCTCCAAGAAAAAAAATAACAACATAATCTAATTCAATTATAATTTAAAAAAGAAACCTTGTCAATACCTGATTTAATATTATCCCTCCACAGTACCAATCAATGACGTGCCAATATCAATACTAAAACACGCAATAGCCAAAGCCATTATATTATCAGTGTCAAGATTTTTGTCTTCGCGCTGATAGATAGTCATCTCGTCTGCTAGTTCGGGGATAAATGGAGCTTGCAACATTCCAGCGTCAAGAACAGTTTGTAGATGATCAAGAAGTACATCTTTACGTCCACCCCTAAAATCAACAGGACTTGCAATGTCCATGACAATACTCCATAAAGTATCACCGACGCCGGTACTATCAAGTGCAACTTCTGCGTCACTCTCATAATGTGCAGCTCGTATTTCGCGCTCAATAGAACCGCCCTCATCAATGCCAGTCTTAGCAAGGATATTTTCACGCTCTTTCTCTGTCCACGGTTTTTGAAATGCCCATTTTTTGACAACACGATATGGATTGAAAAATTTATCAATTCTATAACCAACGGTTTGATCAGAAATAGATCCTTTACGACCACGCGCCAAATCCCAACCCTCTAAATACTTGTGACCTTTATCAACTTCCTCGAAACTTAGATTATCATTAAATAACTTTTCAATACGTGAAGCAAACATCATTTCAGCCGTATCAATAAACATACCCAAGATGATTTGATTAACCTTTGCCTCTGACCACGTAGAACGTTGATAATCCAAAAGAGTATGATCAATGTATGGATTCTCGTATGAAGTACCACCACGTATATAACCGCCTTTTCTTTTGATATCCTGTGTTACACGATAAAAAGAAGTATAACCTTTAGGAGTGGCAGAAAAATCCATTTGACTATCTCGCCACCGCCTTAATCTAGGGAGTAGAATCTTGTCACGGATAAATTCAAGATGTCGTTCTTCACCTTTTCTCTTAGTAGTTTTAAATTCTGTGACTGCCCCGTTTGTGTATGTAATCTTAGGAGTAGGAAATTTAGTGACACTCTTTTTATTAGTGAACCAGCCACGTAGCATGGGAGCGTCATTGATATGATCAATTATTTCTTCTTGCACTAATTCAGATTGCTCACCTGTAATAGCAAGATTTAATGTTTTATATTTATGACCGTCGCACCAATGTTTTAAAATATAAGCAAGATGTTTACCTGCTAAAACTTTAGTCTTGCCAAATCCATTACCAGGATGAAGAACATTCTCGCGATAAATAGAA